TAGGTTAATTGCATTTGGTTGCAGTCATACCTATGGCGAAGGTCTATCTGGAAGTACAGATAGTGCAAGTCCTCTTGCTTGGCCTAATATATTAGCAAACCTATCTAATCGAAAATGTGTAAATGCATCTCGTCCGGGATCTAGTAACAAAAGAATTTGGAATGATATTATAAATTTTGAATTCCAAAAAAATGATGTTGTTTTTACTATGTGGACTGATGTATCACGAACTTGTATTATTAAGAAAGACACAATAGAAGATATAGGTATATGGAAAGTTGATCATAATGATTTAAGTAAAAAATATTATGAATTATTATTTGATATAAATGATTCTGTTAAAGATTTAAATCTTCGTAGTTCACACTGCGATCTGTATTTAAAAAGTTTAGGTATAAAAAATTATCACCTTATGTATAGTAAAATATTAATAGATCATGCAATTACAACTGTAAGGAAAAGTTTAAAAACATTAGACGCAGAATTATATAAAAAAGAAATGTATAATAAAGCAAATATTTTGCAATTAGATTTTTCAGAAATCAGTAGATCATATAATAAGACTGACGATGGACATCCATGTGAATTAGCACATAATCTATTAGCAGACAAAATATTCAGTGAGGTACAGAATGAAATTAAGATATAGCGAAGCATTCTATAGTGTACAGGGTGAAGGTAAATTTGTAGGAGTACCTAGTGTATTCTTACGTACTTTTGGTTGTAACTTTAGATGTATGAACTTTGGTACAGGCGAAACAAAAGATCGTTGGACCTTACACAAAGAAGGCAAACGATACAATGACGAAGTCAAAGCACTTATCGATGCTGGTGTACACGAAACAACAGAAAAATTTGAGGACTTGCCTATTATTCATACAGGCTGTGATACATATGCAAGTATCTACCCAGAGTTCAAACACTTCAACAAACTAGCAGAAGTAGATGAAGTAGTTGAACATTTACTTTCACTTACTCCAGAAGGTAAGTGGACTATGGACAATGGTCAAGACGTACATTTGATCATGACAGGTGGAGAGCCTTTGTTAGCGTGGCAAAAGCTCTACATTGATTTATTTGAGCATCCACGTATGCAGGACTTAAAAAATGTTACATTTGAAACAAACACTACACAAAATCTACATGAAGATTTTAAAAATTATCTCAACAGTCAAGACAGATTTGCAGTCACATGGTCTTGTTCCCCAAAACTTGCAGTTAGCGGAGAACCTTGGGATACTGCTATATTGCCTAGCGTTGCTAGTGAGTATAACAGTATTAACGGCAGTGACATTTATCTTAAGTTTGTTGTCGCTACTCAAGACGACTTTGATGAAGTTACTAGAGCTGTCGAAGCATATAAAAGTGCCGGAGTTGAATGTCCAGTCTATCTTATGCCGTTGGGAGGACGTTCAGAAGAGTATAACCTCAATGTTAAAGAAGTCGCCGAAGCATGTATGGAGCGAGGTTGGCGCTTCACACCAAGGCTCCACATCAGCTTATTCGGAAATGCCTGGGGAACTTGATATGACACAAAAAGAAAAAGAACAAAATTCGCCTGTATATGAAAAAGGTTATCCTTCATATAAGGCAGTAAACAACAAAGGTAACCAGAAACCCTTAGATGAAGAACTTAGGGAGAAAGGACTACTATAATGGGATGGTGGAAAAAATTAGTAAGTGATTTAAAACTTACAAATAACAAAGATACAAAAGAGCCCACTACAGAAGAAGCTCGCAGAGCTGTACTTGCCAAAGAAAAAGAAGAAGCAACTAAAGCAGGTAAACCTTGGGTAGGTGTATTAGATACACAAGTAAATCCAGACAATATCAAGAATGGTTTTTTTGAACTAGATTGGAATAATGAGTTTATTGAACAATTACTTGATGCTGGATACAAAGGTGAGTCAAATGAAGAGATTGTTGATGCATGGTTTAGAACTATTGCAATGCAAGTGTTAGATGAACAAGGACAATCAACTAATAGAGAAATGGGCTATATCCAAACAAAACCTATTAACGAAGACAAATCAGAGGTGTCCTAATGCGTGATGACCTAATGGTCCAACAGCAAGTTGATAACGTATGGCAACATATGGTTGGCGTAATGTGTTTAAACCAAACAGGACGCAAACAAGTAAAAGCAGTACTACCAGAGTTTTTTAGACGCTGGCCTACTCATTCAGCACTATTACATGCTACTAAGAAACAAATAGAAGAAGTAATTGCACCTCTTGGTATGCGATCTGTAAGAGCAGAAAGAATATATCGTATGAGTGAGCAGTTTGGTGATTGGGATGGAGAAGATGCTACAGAACTATATGGTATAGGCAAGTATGGTTCTGATAGTTATAGACTGTTTTACAAGAAAGAATTACCAGAAAATGTTGGCGATCATGAGCTAAAACGGTATATTGAAGAAGAATTTCTGGTTGACAAAGTATAACATATATGCAATAATAATGACAGTAATTAACACTTATAGGTAATAATATGGCGACTTATATACTAGTAGACACAGCAAATACTTTCTTTAGAGCACGACACGTTGTACGTGGCGATGTTGATACTAAAGTAGGTATGGCACTGCATATCACTCTAAACAGCGTTAAGAAGGCATGGGCCGACTTTGACGCAGATCATGTTGTATTTTGTTTAGAAGGTCGCAGTTGGCGTAAAGATTTTTATGAGCCTTACAAACGCAATAGGCAAGAAACCCGTGACGCAATGACTCCTGCACAAGCAGAAGAAGATAAAGTGTTTTGGGAAATATTTGATGAGTTTAAAGATTTTATCGGTACTAAGACTAATTGTACTATGATCCAACATCCACAACTAGAAGCTGATGATTTGATAGCAGGATGGGTGCAGAGTCATCCCAATGATGATCATGTTATTATAAGTACCGATGGTGACTTTGCACAACTTATTGCGCCTAATGTAAAACAATACAATGGCGTAAGCAATACTATTATTACACATGAAGGTTACTTTGACGATAAAAAGCGTCAGCCTGTATTAGATAAAAAGACAGGTGAACCTAGACTTGCTCCACAACCCGATTGGATGCTATTTGAAAAATGTATGCGTGGTGACACTAGTGATAATGTGTTTAGTGCATATCCAGGTGTAAGAACAAAAGGTACAAAGAACAAGGTAGGATTACAAGAAGCATTTGCAGATAAAGATACTAAAGGTTATAATTGGAATAATCTTATGTTACAACGTTGGGTTGATCATAATGGTGACGAACATCGTGTACTTGATGATTACAATCGTAATGTTACACTTTGTGATTTATCTGCACAACCTGCAGAAATAAAAGAAATTATTACGCAGGTTATTAACGAGCATAAGGCTCCAAAAGATGTACAACAAGTTGGTATGCGTCTAATGAAGTTTTGTGCTAAATGGGATATGCAACGCATAGCAGAAAATGCAAAACTTTATGCAGAACCTTTGAATGCAAAATATCCCGAACAACAGGAGGTGTCAGTATGATAAAAGCAAAATCGGTACTGAAAAATAAATTCTGGATCATGGAAGATGATGGTGTAAAAATTGGTACTCTACATAAAAATGATGATGATCAAAAATACATGTACACTTGCGACACAGGTACAACCTTTTACGAAACAGAAAAAGATCTAAAAACTGCACTAGGTAATATTACTTGGAGTGTAGGAGATGTAAGTAAAGATAAAGTAAACAAAGACAAAGAACTGTACGGATATCCTACAAGTACTTTGCCTTATAATACAATGTATGACGTACAGCGTAGACTTCCTCTTTTTACAAAAAGTGCAAAGAGTAAAAGTGTTTACTGTGCAGGATACTATATAATTAGATTTGATAAAGGTTGGGTAAGAAGTTTTTGCCCTAAGAGTGTAACTATTGAAAAATATCCTTTCAAAGGTCCTTTCAAATCAGAACTTACAATGAGAACGGAATTAAGTAATGCCAATAGAGCCGATCAACACTAGTTCTATTCAAACATTTATTTCACAGGTTAAAGGTGCTGATGCATCACAACAAAAAGAAATAAAATTAGACATTGTGACTGCTAGAAAATTAGCCTTAACATTAGGCGAAGTAATGGCACGTTTAAACGGTGATCTTGAGAAGTTTGTAAAAGAAAATGCTCCCAAAGGTGAAGAGTCTGTAACCATCAATATGGATGGTGGGAAATCCTGGTAATAACTGGTCATATAACCTAAAAAAGAGATAAATATATGCGTACATAATTTATGGAGTACGCAAAATGAGTAGACCAAAACCTACGGTTATATTAGAATACGTAGACAAAAAGACATACAAGTCAGAACAGATTCTTGAAGCAGAAGCAATCTGGGCTGTCTTCTTTAAAGGTAAGCCCTTTAATTTGAAGTCATTAAATATTATCACAAACTATCCTGGTCCGAAATATAAAAAAGTATCTTTCTCTAATCCAGGACATGCACACAATCTAGCACAAAAATTAAACGAACTTTTCAATACAGAAGATTTCGCAGTATACAGACTTACCACTGGCGATCTCGAGGTAGAATGAACTGGAAAGAAACCTATACAAAAATCTTTCTAAAGAATGCCAACATAGCAGTTACTGAAGCAACTGTTAAAGAGTATCTACCTCTGTGGTGGCAGAATACAAGAGCAAAGGAAGATGGTGGGTTACGCTTAACAGATGCAGGTTATGATTTCTTAACCGAAAAATTAGATATACAAACATATGAAGTACCTTTTCCAAAAGACTTCAAAATTACTACACAAGTAGTAATATTTTTAGACAAATTTATTACATGCCCGTATATGCTAACACCATATAGTATTATAGTTACAGATGAAAAAAAGGCAATGGAATTGCACCTTTTTAGTGGAGATCTACGCAAATACGGATTGGCAAAAGCACTCAAAAGACAAGAAAAAGATTAGATTTTGGTTAACTTCAGGTTGACTTTGTAGAACTTTTATAGTATAGTATATATATTAAATGAGCAAAGACACAAGAGAGGCTAACATGGAAAATATCGCAACACGCACTGTGACTCCTAATGGAGCAAAAAAATCAATTCAGAGGGCTTTTAAAAAGCAACGTCCAATTTTTATTTGGGGTCCTCCAGGTATTGGTAAATCAGATATCATTCACCAAATTGGTGAATCTATCGAAGCACACGTAATCGACGTTCGTTTGTCATTATGGGAACCTACAGACATTAAAGGTATTCCGTATTATGCGGCAAACGATAATTCAATGCAATGGGCACCACCACAAGAACTGCCTGATGCAAAAATGGCAAAGAAACACAAATGGATTATTTTGTTTCTTGATGAAATGAATTCTGCGGCGCCGGCTGTACAGGCCGCGGCGTATCAATTGATCCTTAACCGTAGAGTTGGATCATATGTATTGCCCGACAATGTTCTTATTGTTGCGGCGGGTAACAGAGATGCTGACAAAGGTGTTACTTATAGAATGCCTGCTCCGTTAGCAAATCGATTTGTTCACCTTGAGCTTGCAGTTGACTTTGACGACTGGTTTGCTTGGGCAGTAGCAAACAACATACACAAAGATGTTGTAGGTTACCTTACATTTAGTAAAAAAGATTTATACGATTTCGATCCGAAATCACCTTCACGTTCTTTTGCAACACCACGTAGTTGGTCGTTTGTTTCTGAACTGCTTGAAGATGATGACGACGAACAAACCACTACAGATCTTGTTAGTGGTTCAGTTGGTGAAGGTCTTGCAGTGAAGTTTATGGCACACCGTAAAGTTGCTGGGCAAATGCCTAACCCTACAGACATTCTGGAAGGTAAGGTTAAAGAGCTCAACAATAAGGAAATCAGTGCGATGTATTCCTTAACAGTGTCTCTTTGCTACGAGCTCAAAGAAGCCTGCGACAAAAACGATAAAAAGTTTGATTCGAAAGTTAATAACTTTTTACGTTTTGCTATGGACAACTTCGACACTGAGTTGGTTGTAATGGGAATCAAATTAGCCCTCACACAATACTCATTACCTATCGACCCAGACGAAGTTGAATGTTTTGACGAGTTCCATGAACGTTTTGGCAAGTATATTACTGCCGCACAGAAAGACTAATACCAGGTAAGGTAGGGGATAAAACCCCTACCTTTTACCAAATAGTTTGACAATGGACACAAAAGAACATATACTAAGTAAACATAGCAAGGAGATAAAGATGAGTGTAGAAGGCAAAAAAAACTGGAAACCAAACCCAGATATTACTCCCGAACAATTAGAAGAAATGCGTAAAGATGTTCTTGATAGAATTATCGTTGCACGTATTGGCTTACTTCTACGACATCCTTTCTTTGGTAATATGGCAACAAGACTGCGTATCAAAAGTGCAGACGATTGGTGCCCTACAGCCGCAGTAGACGGTAAAAATTTATATTTCAACACACAATTCTTTAATGCAATGTCAAACAAAGAAATTGAATTTGT